TCACAACCCCGCCCGCTCGAACACCTTCGGCGCCTTCGCGCGCATCTCCTCGAGCGTGAGCGGCTCGAAGTTCCGCCCGAGCTGCAGCTTCGCGAACGCCTCGGCACTGAGCCCGCCATCGGCGAACAGCTTCGCGCGCGTCGGGCCGAGCGCCTCCTCGACGAATGAGGCCGGCTGCTGCTTGAGCCACTCGAAATAGGTCAGCGACGCTGGCACCTGGCCGTCAACGCTCGCCCGCGTGCCTTCGGGCAGCTCCGGCACGTCGAGCCCCAGCTCGCGGAATGTCTTCGTGATCGGGACGATAGTCGAGCGGCAGTTCGGGTGTGCAGGCGGCAGCGGGCCCTCGCCGAGCTTGAACGTCATTCGGTCGAGCGATTGGCAGACCTCGCTCGTGCGGCTGTCCAATGCGGAGATCCAGCGATAGCCCTCGAGGATGTCGGCGTTCGCCTTCATCCCCTCGACGCGCGCGACGTGCGCGACATGCTGCACCGCCGTATGCGCGACCATGCGCGCGTGCCTGCGGCTCTCCTCGATGAGCCCGTCGCGGTAGCCCGCCGCCTTCGTGCCGATGAGCGTCCGCACGATGTCATCGGTCGTCTGCCCCTCGAAGTAACCGCGACGGATCACGCCGGCCACCCGCTCGACCTCGGCCTCGGCATGCTTGGACAGGAACGCCCCGAGCAGCAGCCCGCCGCCCGGCCCGCGCACCCCCAGCGGTGCCGCGTTCACGGCGGCCCGCATGACCTGGTGCGTCGGCACGGCCGTATCGAACCCGCCCAGTGCGGCCGCGAGGGTCTTCGCCTCGGTGTCAGCCACGATCCCTGCCAGCTCGTCGAGGCGTTCGCGGAATGCGGCACTGTGCCGATCGCGCAGCGCCTGCAGGGCCGCGCCGATCTCCTCGAGCAGCCTCTCGATGCGGTCGCGCTGCCCGGCGCTCAAGTTCGCCCGGGTGAGGCGTGTGCGCAGCAGCTTGGCCTCATCGACGAGCATCGCGTCGATCCGCCGATGCTCGCCGGCCTTCACCCGCTCGAGCAGCACCTGCAGGCGGATGGCTTCGTCGGTAACGTCGGCCCGGGTCGCCATCTCAACCCCGCGCGACGACGACGTGTGGATTCAGCAGCGGCCCGAGCATGGCCCATACGTGCGCATAGCGGACGTTCTGGCGGGCGCATTCGGCATAGGCCACTGCGACCGGCCCGACGCGCTCGCTCGACACCTGCGGCCCCTCGTCGGCCATGAGCGCCCCTGCCGTCGCGCGGAACGCCAGCTCGCAGCAGGCGCGCTCGACGAGCACCGGAACGCCGGCCCAACCCACACGCGGCCAGTCCAGCGCCTGCGCGTCGGTCTTCCGTTGGCTGCGCCAGAGCGGCCCGAAGACCGCGCTCATGTAATCCGTCGCGCGCCGCAACGCGGCCTCACGCGACGATTCGGCCAACCCTGCCCATGCGTCATTCCCCCGCGCGGCGAAATAGGCGTCGGCCGTGGCCACGCTCGCGAAGCTCTCGGCAGTGACAAGGCCGGTGCCGTCTTCGGTGACGAGGCTCACGCGGCATCGTCCAGGTTGAGCGCCGGCCCAGCCGCGTCGACCTCGGCCTGCACCTGCTCGGCCGTTTTGCCCTGGTCGATCACGCGCAGGCGTTGCAGCACCGCCACCGCATCGGACTGCGGCACGAGGCCGGACTGCCACGCGGCGACCGTCTCGCGGATCGCGTTCGCGTCGAGCTGCATCTCGCTGAAGTCGGTATCGATTGCGAAACTCGCATCGCTGGCACCGCCGCGGCCCCATGTCTCGACCCATTTCAGCGCCCGGGTATAGGCCGCGCTCAGGTTGTCGCAAGCGGTCACGAGCGGCGAATACGCGGCCCGGGTTTCGCTGGCGCTCTGTGTTGCCGTCTTCGCCGCCTCGCCCGGGCCGAGCAGGCGCGCGCCGAGGAGCGTCATGAGGCGTTCCTTGTCGAGCATGGCTTCCTTGGCCAGCGTGTTCGGCGCGACCTGTAGCAGCTTCGCGTCGCCGTCCGGTGGCGCCACGAACGCGGATCGGCTGCCGAATGTGATCGCGCCGGTTGCGGCTTTCCATTCATCGGTTGCGCCGATGATGACGAGCTGAGGCTGTCCCATGAGAAATGCCGACTCCTCGAAGTCGGCCGAATTGCAGTAATGCGCGAGGTTGAGATCGGCCAGGTCGAGCAGCGGCGACTTGTCCGGGTGCGGGTCGTTGTTGACCGCGCCGACGAACGCAAACGGGATATAGGGCAACCCGATCTCGATCGTGTCCTCGAGGTAAAACTCGCCCCTGTCGGTGTGCTTCGTCCAGAGCTTCACCACATAGCCGGCCTCGGTGAGCAGCAGCTCGCGCAGGCGCGGCAGGAACTCGACCTCGCCGCCTTCGTGAAGCTCGCGCGTCTCGGCGAGCACAACGCGGGTCAACGTCGTGCCGCTGGTCTCCCAGGTGAGGATCTGCTCGGCGGTGTAGGCCACGATGAACGGGCGCACGCCCGCGGCCTCACTCTGCGCAAGCGTGCGACGCCGCGGCACGCCGAGGCCGTCGCCCTTCGTCCAGTCGGCGAGGATGCCGGCGCGGCCGGTTTGCAGCACGTCGGAGAGCACCGCCTGCGATTGATTGATGAGCCCGACGCCGGAGCCGTCCGCATCGTCGAGCAGCGCCTTGTACCGCAGGTTGACCGCCGGCCAGTTGGCATAGGCGACACCGAGCAGCCCCTGCGCAGTGCGCCCGGTCGCGTTGAAAAAGACCGCGCGGCGCAGGTAGCGGCGATAGCGCGCGGCACCTGCGATCGGGTCGGCGCATGTCTCGTCGGGATCGGGGAGGTAGGTCTCGCCCTTGGCTTTGATTGCATCCTGCCCGGCGCAGACGTCGCGCACCTTCGTCCATTTGGGCAAGCACTTGTCATATTCGGGATGGGTGTAGTCGGTCGTCATGCAACAAACCTCAGGTCTAGATGGGTGACGGGACGCGGCCTTACCGCGCCGAATACGGCATAAGCGGTGGCGAGCACGAGATCGTCGTGCTGCCCTTCGCGCGCGTTGAATGACAGGCTCCCGCTGGCGTTCTGTCGTGCGCGGAACTCTTTCAGCTCGCGCACTAGAGCTGTGGCCTCGGGCACGTTGCGACCGATGCGCAGGCGGCCGGTCTGCATCTCGATTTGTACCGCGTTCACGAGCTCGGCCTTGCCGACGTTCCAACCATCGGGCATGCGCTTGGCCGCTGCGGTCGAGGCCGTGATCTTGATCGAGTGCAAGTTGCGAATGCCCGACTTCTTGAGCATCTGGAACGGGCCGAGGCCGACGCCGGTCGCGTCGAGATAGGTCGGCATCCCGCGCAGCTCGGGCCGGGTCAGGATGCCGTGCAGGATCTCGATCTGCCTCGGGTAATCGGTGCCGAGCGGGATGCGCTGCAGGTGCACCAGGTCAAGGCGTTGCGGTGTCGCCAGCGCTTCCTGCACCGCCTCCTCGACCACGGATCGATGCAACCCCGCGCGCGGTGTCGCGCGGAATCGCTCGACGACTGAGACGGCCGTCGAGTCATTCACCTGGCCGATGTCGATCCCGGTCACGAAATCGCGCTCGAGGGTGACGAGGCTCATGCCGCCATCTCCATGCGCTCGAACAGCGGCACGATGTCATCGCACAACGCCGCCTCGATGGTCTCGGTCGGATAGAACTGCGTGTCCGTGTCGAGGAACTCGAGCAGGAACTCCTGGCGGAATTGATTCGGCGTGAGCAGCAGCCTCTGGCGCGCGATCTCGGCCTCGGTGAGGCGCGGCAGTTTGTCGATCGAGACCGTGAGCCGCGTCCAGGCCGGATCGCTGGATTTCCAGGCATCCCGCCACCAGCCTCGGTCACCGTTCGGCGTCGACGGGCAAATGAGGCGGCCACCCGTCGCCGAGAGCATCGGCGCGATCTTGGCGAGCGTGTCTTCGCTGGTGAATGCCGCCTCGTCGACGAGCGCCAGCTTGGCCGCGTAGCCGCGCACTGATTCCACGCTCGACGGTTGCGCGAGGATGCGAGACCCGTTATCGAATATCGCCTCCTCGCTCGTGCGCTTCACCAGCGCCGGGAGCTGCCCGAGCTCGCTCAGGTGGCCGTGCATGGTGAGCGCCTTCTCGAACACCTCCTCGGCCTGCTTTTGCTTCTCGCCAGCGAGGATCACGATGTCGCCCGGGTCGAATGCGGCTTGATGCAGTACCGTGACGGCGCAGGTCTGCGATTTTCCCGACTGGCGCGGCCACATGACGAGGATCTGCAAGCCGCGGCAGCGCAGCAAATCGACCTGGTGAGGATCGGGCTCGAACCCCGCATCGCGCATCATCTGCACCGGGTCGAGGCGCCACGCGAGCGCGCGCTGCAGGCGCGGGTTCATGCGGCATGCTCCAACGCTGCCGGCTGCTGCGAATTGGCAAAGGCAAGCGCCACCGCCTGGCGCGCATCGGGGAACGGGCGAAGGGTGGCGTCGATCAAGTCGAACAGCACCGACACGTCGCCGACGACGAGGTTATTGGTGACGCGCTTCGCCCCGGGGTAGCGATCTGCCAGCTTGGCCTGCTCGACCCGGATCTTGAACATGAGCGCACGGTTCGCCGTGAGCTCACGCTCGAGACCCATCTTCTCGCATCGCGCGCAAGCGATCTCTAGCTTGTGCAGGTCGTTTGCGAAGCCGAGCACGGCCTCGCGCCCGCCGCGCCGCACCCGCTCGTCGATGTCGACGTCTAGCGTCGGCTGGATCTCGTGCCGCAAGCGCGCCATCTGCTCGACCGTCATGCAGTGCGCACGATGCTCGCGCACCGTGCGCGCCGGGATGCCGAACTTCTTGGCGACTTCCTCCGTGCTGCGCGGCGCAGCGAGCTCGGCATTGATGAGCTCGATGTTCGGATGCTTGCAGGTGCGGCAGTTTTTCCGCATGCGTCAGCCGTTCCGCATCGCGCGGCCGATTTCGGAGCCGGTTTGTCGCGCGATCTGGTCTGCAGTTCGCATGTCGACCTTGCCTTGCACGTTGATCGTCTGGTACACCGCCGATGGCCTGCGCTGGCTGTAGCTCTCGGCCATCGGCGTAACCCGTCCAGTCGCAGGCGGGATCAGGAACTGCCGCCCGCCCGCAGTGAATACCTCTGGCGTGCCGCGTTCGTTGACCTCGTACACCTTGCCGCGCGACACGGGGCCGCCGTTGGCGCGACCGCCGCCGAACAGGCTGGCGAAGATGGAAAACAACCCGCCGCCGCCGCTCGAGCCTTGCCCGGTTGTGCCCATGCTGCCGAACAGTTGTTCCATCCAGCGATTCGCGATCGCGCGCGTGATCTGCGCTGCGAAGTCATCGAAAAAGTCTTTCAGCGCATCTTTGGCAGACTTCGCACCCGTCACGATGTCGGTTAGCGCACCGGCCATGCCGCTGCGCCAGTCGTCCATGAGCCGCACCGCCTCGGGATTCGCCTGCGCACGCTGCTGCTCGAGGATCGCGTCGGTCGTCTGCCGATAGGCGTCGGTCTCGCGTGCCTTCGCCGCGACGATCTCGTCGGCCGTGGCGCCAGCCATGCGCCCGAGCCGGTCGATTTCGGTCATGCGTTCAATGTGTTCGTGTTCGGCCTGCGCAAGCGGCCCCTCGAGCTCCGCGCGAAGCGCGGCCCATCCCTCCATCGCGTCGAAACGCTCTTGATCGATGCGCGCCAGGGCCGCCGCGACGCCGTTTTCCTCGAGCGCGAAGTCGCGCAGCGATTTCGCGGCCTCGCGTGCGGCCGTGCCCACGCTGCGGATGCCGCGGGCGCGCACCTCGCCCGTGCCGGTGTCCAGCACCGCCGACGCGGGCATCGCGGCCTGCGGATCGCTGGTTACGTTTGCCCAGCGACCGCTACCGCTCTTGCGCGTCACGCGGCCCTCGATCCAGTCGTCGCGCTTGCGCCCGAGCCGGGCGAGCGCCTGGTCGATCTCGGCGATCTGCGCCTTGATCTTCGCGACCTTGTCATCCTTCCCACTGCCGAGGCCGAACAGCTTCCCGAGCGGATCGTTCGCATCGCCGAGCCCCTGCCCGGTGCGGCGCTGCGCACGGAACAATTCGGTTTCCAGCTCGTTGCGGCGATTCACGAGCACGTTGCGGGACTGCTGCGAGGTCGCGCCGTGGAACTCGCGCAGCGCACCGATGGCGCTGCCGAGCTTTCCGACGAGCTCGACCGCCGCCGCACCCGCGCGCACCATGCCACCGATAATCGTCTGGAAGCCCTGCTGCACGCCGGGATCGTTCAGTGTCGTATTCAACGATTCGACGCTATTGCGCAGCCCGCGCATGCCGCCCGTGCTCGAATCGCCTTCGAGCAGGTTGTCGACCGTATTCTTGAGCGCCTGCAGACTCCCGCCGAGCGTATTGCGCGCCGCGCGAGCCGCGCCGCCCATCTGCGTTTCAAGCTCGCGCAGGATGATTTTCTGCGCCTCGGCCGTGCGTCCGGTCTCGACCAGGTTCTTAATGACCTCTTTCTGCGAATCGGAAAATTGCACGCCGGCCCGGCTCAGCGCCGTGAGGCCCTGCACCGGGTCATTCAGCGCCTTGCCGATCTGCAGCGCCGCGCCCTTGAGGTCACCGCCCATCGCGGTCGCCATGTCGAGCACCGCCTCGGTCGCCTTGCCGAAGTTTTCGCTCGTGACCTTCGTGAATGTGAGCAGCAGCGCCTGTGCCTCGCCGATCGACTCGTCGTCAAACGTGGTCGCGCGCTGCAGCGCCGCCGCCATCTTGTTGAGGTCGCCGAGCGCCAGCCCGGCCGCCGCTCCGGTCGACTTGATGCGCGCTGCGAGTTGCGTCTGCACCTTCTCCGCGGCGATGGTGTTCGCGATGTATTTCCCCGTGAGCACCGTTGCCGCACCGAACCCCGCGACCAGCGCGCCGGACATGACCTTGCCCAGGTCGCGCACGCGGTTTTCAGTCTTCCCGCCCTGGCGTTCCAGCGCGGCGAGGTCGCGCTCGGCTTCCTTCACCCCGCGCGAGGTGACCTGAATACCCAACGTGGCGATGCTGGTCGTCATGGCTTAGGCCTTGCGGATGCCGAGCTGCTCATTGAGGTACGCGCCGACGATCACGAATCCGGCGCTCGGGTAGGCCGCGCACAGGCGCGCGATGTTGTCCGGGGTGAAGTCGTCATCGAGATCCCAGCCGGCGAGGATGTCGGCAAGCGCCTGCTCGTCGGTGATCGCTTCCTCGACCGGCACGTCGAAGACCTTCGCCTTGAATGCCTTCAGCGACTCGCGGTCGCGGTAGCGGAATTGGAATCGCACCGGCACCGATGCCTGCCCGGGCACCGGCAGCGGCACGGACAGGAAAAAGGTCTCGGGCGGGGTGAGGGAGAGCTTGGCCATTCGGTTTCCTTGTGCGGCTCAGGCCGCGCTGCTTGACTGAAAAAAACGCCGGGCGACCGGCTGCGCATGCGGCCTTGCCGCGCACTCCTCGAGGCTCGCGCCCGTCACCCGGCACCCACGCCACGTTTCGCCTCGCGCTCGATGAGCGCTGCGGCCTTGTTAAAGTCGATCAGCCTGCGCACGCGCTTGCCGTATTCGCGCACCGCACGCTCGGCGAGGATCTGGCCGTTGCGCAGGGCCGCGATCCGGGCGACGCGGTCGGGCGCCATGAGTAGCGCTGCAGCCTCGTGCGCCTTGCGCTGCATGTCGTCGGTGAGCCCGCTCAGGTAAGCCGGCATGGTCGCCAGCGCGCGGAGCGTCTCGATATCGCCGGCGCGAATGGCCTTGTGCACGGCTTCGGATCGCTTGTTATCGGGCAAGCTGCGGAAGTAGCTGCGAATCTCGCCCGCGCCGGCCGTGCTCACCGGATCAGTGGCGCGGATGGACGCGTCGAGCTCGCGCTCGGCCTCGGCGATCACGCCATCGATGCGCTCGCTCTCGCGTTGGTGCAGGCCCTCGACCTCCTCGAGCTTCGGCTTGAGCATCCGGGCGGCGATCTTGAGCCGGCCGTCTGCGTTGAGGCTCGGATCGTCGTCTTTGCGGATGGCCTGCACCGTGTCGATCATGTCGCGCCAGCGGGACTGCGCGCGGGTGTGGATGGCGCGCAGGACGGCCACGTCGGAATCGGTTCGGTCGAGCTCGCCTTCCTGCCACTCGCCAAAGAAGAGCCGCACGCCGGTCTCGTAAACCTTGCCCGTGTCCAGGTCGAAACCGTCTTTCGAGAAGTCGGGACGATGGCGCATGAACCCCTCGACCTCCTGGCGCTTGGCATACGCGGCCTGCGCCGCGGCCATCGCCTCGGGTGTCTGCGGCCACGCGTTCACGCGGCACCGCCTTGCCGAATGGTGGCGATGAATGCCGAATCGTTACAAAACGCGCGATTCGTCGAATTGCTGAGATCTGCTTTCATGCTGAAACCCTTATGCCATAACGCTTTCATGGATGTAAGGCCGTAGCCTTTGTTAGTTGTTGCGTCTAATCGTTTGCTGTAAATCGGCCATCGCCGAAGCTGCAAAGACGCGGCGAACGCGGATCGAGCGAGAGCTCGCACCGCAGGCCTGCACATCGGTCGAAAACCGAACCGCTGTGCAACTGTTGTGCAACCGATGTGCAGCAATGTGCGCGACATGAGGAAAACTGCACCACCGCGTCACTCCTTTAAGGGAGTGACCGGTGTGCACTGTCTTTCCTGAGAAAGTGCACGGGGGTCGAGCGGTGTGCATTAACCCTCCCTCGCTTGTAGGCCTGAGACCCATGTCCGGTTTCCGCGCTGCCAGAGCTTCGCGTCGACTGCGATCCGGTTATTGAGAATCAGACGGTCGAGACCGCGTCCCATCTCCTTGCGCGAGATGCCGCCCGCCATGTCGTATTGCTCGAGAAGCTTTGGCATGTAATTGCCCGCACGCCTGCTGTGCGAGGCGTTGAGGCGGCGCTCGGTCAATGCAGCCAGACCACTTAGCAGGATCTCGTCGACCTCACTGGCGCGGTCGCTGGCCGCGACGTGTTCGGCCATCGTGCGCGGCTTGTCATCGCGTACAAGTGCATGGTCGTGCCAGCGCAGGATCATCGCGCCAGTACGGTCGCCATAGTTGGCCTTCGGCCGGCTCAGGAATGTGCGGCCAGTTGGCTTGCGGCGGTCGGGATTGACTGGGTCGGCCTCGGTCTCTGATTCCATGAAAAACCGCACGCGGACGGCGTTGTTCCATGCGACCGCGCCATAGAACTCGGCGCCGCTCTTGGGCGTGTGGGCGTTCATGTAGACCACGCATTCGTGCTGCAGGGCGATGCGTGCCATCCGGTTCGAGAACTGTGTGGCCAGCGAGGTATCGCTCAGGTCGCCCAGGAACATTTGCGCCAGGTTGTCGAGGATCAGCAGGCGCGGCTTGATTCGCGCGACCTCGGCCTCGACATGGTCAAGCAGCGGAAGCTCGATTGCTTTCTTGTCGCGCGAGTCGAAGCGCATGAGCCCGTTGTCCAGCCCCACGCGGCTGCGCAGGTGCAGCCAGCCGTGCAAGCTGGCGGGGTCGATACCGAACTGGCGACATATGCCCCGCTGGCGGCGGTGGAGCTCGTCTATGGGGTCTTCGCAGTAAAAGGCGAGTACCGCCCCCGGGAAACGCACCGGGCCCAGCCAATCGACCCCGCCCGCGATGCAGGTAGCGAGCTGCTGAGAGAAAAGAGTCTTTCCGACGCCACCATCGGCCGCCATGAGCGCAGGTTCGCCCAAGGTGAGCCCGAAGCCCTCGATCAGCTCACGCCGCGGCGGTGGCTCGCTTGCGGCTGCGACGCGCAGGTCGAGCTCACGCTCGCCCTCCTCGGGTGGGTGGGGTGGCGTCGGGAGGCCGTCCACGCGCGGCAGAGCCGTGCCCGATGCAATCCCGCCGCGAATGGTGCCTCGTGTCTTCGCCGGGTTGTCCCAGCCTGTGCAAGCGGCGTCGAAGGTGTCGACCACGCGCGCAAGCGAAAGCCGGCCAGCGCCGACAAACCCGCCCATGCCGTACGCCTCGCGATTGAGCACTTTGTTTCGCTCGCCGGGGTGCGCATTGGTCACGGCCCGGGCGGCACTGGCAAGCGCGCCCACCGCATACGCGTCGCCCTCGACGATGCCGGGCGGGAGCTGCGGGACTTGTGGAGACTTGCCGGAATCCTTGGCGGCGACTTCGGCGAGGAGCTCGCCGAGGCAAAGCGGATCGCCCCCGAGCACGTCGACCTCCGCGTCAATGGGCGGCAGGAATAGCGGCTGCTCCGGGCGATCGCAGGCATCGTCCCATTTCACCGCGCGGGCGTAGTCCGCTTTTTCGAGCAGGACATCGATGCGGTCGCGTAACGCCCGCGATGCCGCGACCATCCCGGCCCTGTCCGCCTCGACGTCCAGCTCGAGCACGACACGGCATCGCGGCGCATTCGGCGTGTGCGAGTGCGTTGTCCAGACGATCCCGTTATAGCGATGCAGCACGGCCTTGAGCGCATGGAACGCCTCGGTGCCGGCGATCTCGTCGGCGTCCAGGCCAATGAACCGACGTGGCGCGATGCAGTCAGCGCAGCGGTGCGGCTTTCCGATGGCTGCGGCCATACTCTCTGCAGCACGGTGCTTGGCATCGTCCGGCGCAACATTGCACGGGCCAGCAATCCACTGCAGGCCCTTTTTCGGTGCTCGGTCTGCGAGCATCTCGTCGCAAAAGGCGTCGAAGTTTTCAGCCTCGCGCTGCGCCGGCGTGTTGTCGAATTTGTTGGCGCCTCGGCTGTAGCGGATGACCTCGCTCAAGCCCGCCCCACATTGCCGGATTGCTCGGCGCGGAAGGCGGCCGCCCATTGGCGGAGCGTCGCGGCTTGTTGCGGATTCCCGGTGCAGTCGGCAAGGCGATCGAACTTATCGACCGGAAACGCGGTCACGGTGTCGCGCACGTTGTCGCGCACGATGGCGTTCGGCATCACGCGCCCAGCCGAGTCGAGCTGCACCATGACGCGCCACTCCTTCGGGCCGTTGAGCAAGGCCTGCTCAAATTCGGCCATCGGCACAATCTCGCCGCCGAACATGACCGTCGACCACTTGAGCGGCGCAGGCTGCTCGCGGAAAGCGCCTCGACTTTTCCGGATAGGCCTCATGCCTCGATGCTCCCGAGTGCCCGCTCCAGGATCCCTATCGCCTCGTCGCAGCGGACGATGCCGTCCTTTGTCTGGCGCAGGAGCTCCCGGTCGCGCGCCATCCGCGCCTCGGTGTCGGACGCGGTCGCGGAGTAGCCATCGCGAATCGATCGCTGCTGGGCAAGGACGTGGCTCAGGAGCGCACGCCCGCGCGGCGAACTGGCGAAGCGCGCGAGGTCGGGATGGTCGCGCAGCGCGTCTGCGGTCGTGCGGTCGTCGGTCATTGGCTGCCCCTGTTGATCGCATGGGACAGTCGCGCGACCAGTGCGTCGTAGGCCGGCTCATCCTCCGGGCGGCATTCGCTGCGCTCGGCCGCTGCCTCGATGAGGTAGTGCTTGAGCATCGGCATGGTGCGCGGGTCGCTGGCAAGCTCGCGAAGCGCCTCCTCGCTCTTCCAGCGAGGGTCGTCGATCATCTTCATGCGGCACCCCGCTTCGGCTTGATCCCGGCCCATTGCTTGAGGTCGCCCAAGCGGTAGCGGATCGTGTAGCCGTTCGGAAGCACGATGTAGGGCGGCCCCTCGCCGGCTGCGCGGCACTTGCGCATGTGCGCGCTGGTGTAGCCGAGGAACTTCGCGGCCTGTTGCGTGGCGAGCAGGCGGTCGTCGTGGTCATCGAGCCAGGCGTCGGCGCTCGGTTGCGGCGTGGGCTTGGCGCGTTTCACGGCAGCAACCCCTGCTCGCGCGCCCATGCCAGGACTCCGGCGCGGCTGTAGATGCGTTCGCGGCCTTGCTTGACGCTGGCCGGGCCGGCGCCCCGTTTATCCCTGCGCTGCAGGTAGTGGGGGTGTCGGCCGAGTAGCGCGGCGGCTTCCCGCTGCGAGATGCGGTCGGGTTCGTGCTTTGCGTTCATCGGTACCCTTTCTCATGCCGCTGCGACTAGTGCGGCTTCACGAGATCGGTTATCCGATGGAACTCCCACGAGTAAAACAGCATTTACTCGTCGTTAGCCTGTTGATGCGCCGCCTGTACCTTGCGGTAAATATTCTCGATGGTGGCGAAGGACTTCGGCAGCTTTCCATTTAGACCGAACCGCTTCGCAGTTTTGGTGTTGCCATGTAGCTTCTTTGCAGCATCTCGCCACTCGATTGATTCATCGAAAGCGATACGGTCGATAGCGAACCATATGTCGACGTCGCGTTTTACTCTCGAGAACTGCCCGCGTTTATGAGGAACTGCGCACGCGACGCGCGCGTCGACTCCTTCCGCGATGGCATGGTGCATGTAGGCCAAACAATCGCGCTCAAACTCGGGAATATTGGATTCGCGGATGTAGGCCGCGAGACGACGATGCGCCTCGCGCGCCTCCTCTATGTTCCCCCGGTCGCCTTCCTGTAGCTGGCGAATCATGATCGAAGCCAGGATTATCGATAGATCCGCCACCGCCCTACGCCCCCAGCCCGAGCAGCCGATCGAACGCACGATCCTCCGCTGGCGAGAGTCGCTCCAGTGCATACGCTGCCTCTTTCCGCAGCGCGCGCGCAGTGTCCATGTCGCCCGCGTTGAATGCCTCCCGGCTGGCCTCGACAAGCCGGAAAACGCGCCGCGCCTCGGTGCCCGGAAACGCGATGATCTGCGCGCTCATTTTGGCAACCTCTCTTTCACGGCATTCATTGCATCCACGATGAGGTCGTCGGCAGTGTGGCAAGCGTGGAGGATCGACATGTCGTCGATTCCGAAGCTCGGCGATGATGCCGCGCAAGCAATGAGGTCGAGGATTGCCCGTGCGCGGTTCAGAGACGATTCGATTGGGTAGACGTCGGTCATGTCAGAGCTCCTTGCGCAGGTTGGCCTGGACGCGAACGCTAAGCTCTTGCAATGTTTGAAGGCCGCCCGAGAGCACCTCAGAAACGCCCTCCTTTTCTACGTCGGGCGAGCCATCGAGCAACGTCGCCAGCGCGACGATCTGCCACAAGCCGATGTCCGCCTCGCGCGCCGCGTGTCCGTAGCGCTCGGCGAGTCCTTTCCAGTGCGCGATCTGCTGTGCCGCGCTCATATCCCGCGGGGCCGGGGTCGTTACACTTTCAGTTGCCATGATCGTTCCTCTGTTGAACGGTTGTGGAAGGCCGGCCGGGTGTTGCTGCACCCGGTTCGGCCGCTTTACCCGGCCTTGCCGGATTCGGTTTGCACCGATGCCGCGAAGGCATCCATGCGGTTTGCATTGGCTCGCTTGGCTTCCTCGAACAGGTGCGCGTAGCGCATGGTCGTCTGCGCTTGGCTGTGCCCGAGCTGGTCTCCTACTTCGTGCAACGTCGCGCCCGATGAAATGAGCACGCTTGCGGCCGTGTGGCGCAGGTCATGGATGCGCACGTCGTGGATGCCGAGCTTGGCGCGGATGCGTCCCCAAAGCTCGTGCACGTCCTGCGCGTGACCGCCCTCGTCGGCTTTCGGCCGCTTGCCTTGCCCGAGCATGTCGAGCCGTTCCTTGCCGGGGAACACCCACACTGCGTCGGCGTGGGCTTCGCGCACGCGGCGCAGCGCAGCGACCGCCAATGCCGGCAACGCAACCTCGTGCTCCTTGCCGGTCTTCATGGTCTCGGCCGGCTTTTTCCACCAGCCGCGGTCGAGGTCTACGTCGCGCCAGCGCATCGCCAGCACCTCGCCCTTGCGCGCGCCGGTCAGCAACGCCACGCGCAGCGCCTCGCAGCTCACGAGCTGGCGCACCTGCGGCTTGTCGAGGCGCACGGTCTTTGTCGCCGCGTAGCGTGAGCCGCGTTTCGCCTCGAACGGCCACTCATCGAGCGCCTGCATGACGGCCGCCCACTCCTCGGCCCTGAGGTAGCGCTGCCGCTTCGGCTCCGGCGCCAGTACCTCGCCCCGGTCGATCATCTTCGCGACGTTGACCGCGACCAGTGGCGGGGTTTGCTTCGTGCACCAGGTCAGGAACGCGGATAGGTGCGCGACGACACGATTCGCGATGATTGGCCCGCCGTGTTTGCGTCCCTTGATCATGCGGACGCGGGAAACCGCCGCTACCACCGTGCGCACGTCGTCGGCCGCGAGGGTCGAGACGTAGCGATCGCCTAGCGCCGGAATGATGTGATTGCCGAATGCAGACTCGATCTGAATGATCGAACCGGCGCGGAGCGGCTTGCGGCGCTTCCTGAGCGCGTAGAGGTAGCGGCCGTAAGCCTCCCGCACGAGCACGAGGCCCGCCGCTTGCTCCGCCTGCTCCGCGGCCTTGATCTTGCGCTCGAGCGCTGGATTCGCGCCCTTGTCGAGCTCGGCGCGCAGTGCTTCGGCCTCGCGTCGGGCTTCGGCCGCCGTGAACACCGCACGCTTCGCCGGTTCGACTTTGCCCGGCTGCTTGCGCTCGGTGCCATCGCGCCAGCGCCCGATCTTGACCGAGTGCCACGAGCCGGCCTTGCGGTAGCGAAGCCGGAACGTCTTCGTGCCGGCGTAGCTCACCTGGCAGCAGAAGCCGGGCACCGCGTCGTCCATGTAGATGCGCGAGCCCTGCGCCTTGTCAGGCAACGGCAGCGCGCGCACCGCATCCTGCGTCAGGTGTACGCTGGATTCGCCCGGCTTGGCGCGGCCTGCGGTAGTTGTAGCTTTTTGCAT